CTTAGTTAAATGGATATAAATAACAAATTAAGTAATTTGTTGATTTAATTACATTTATATCCATTGGAATATTAGATTCTGTACCCATAAATGTACACACATTAAAAATGTAACATACACTTGACGTCTGTAATCGCAAAAGCTTAAATACTGTATATCCAAACAGTATTTAGAGGTGCGTATATGTTCGTTGAATTGGTCTATGACAAACGTAATGTGGAAGGGTTGGATGGGGCCAGAGAGATTATCCTGGCAGAGCTGACGAAGCGGGTGCACCAGATTTTCCCTGATGCCGAGGTGAGGGTGAAGCCAATGCAGGCGAACGCTTTAAATAGCGACGCCAGCAAAAGCGATAGGGAAAAGCTGAACCGTATGCTGGAGGAAATGTTTGATGAATCCGACATGTGGCTGACATCAGAATTTCCTACCGTTCGCCAGCATGGGTAGAAACATACCGGGCAGAATCCACCAACTGCCCTCCAATCATTCAGGTGTGGTGCCGTTTTACCACCCCAAATTTTGCCCCTATTTTGGAACCATGCTGTATGTCACTTGTAACGCTTTAACTAGCTAAGTAAAATTAAACGTAAATGCCTAAAATGCCATGGATTGCTCATGAAAAAAGCTCTTGTTTATATCGTCACCTTAGTGACCATTTTACTTATTTTTGCCGCGCCTCCGGGCGATTCCTTATACAGCAACCCCTTTTATGTAGTGACGCTCATTTTCATTGTGGTGCTAGTTACCACTGCAATTACTCACGCAATTTATGACAAATCAAGCAATGACTAAGCCACCAAACCAGATGCAACAGCTTAGATCGATTCAGATGCTGCGGGGCGTTGCAGCCCTGTTCGTAGTATTTTTTCATTTCACCATACCCATTCACTTAGACAAAAACACCATTGTTGGCTCTATGCTTTCGAACGGATGGTCTGGTGTTGATATGTTCTTCGTGATATCTGGTTTTATTGCAGCGTACACTGTTCGAACCGAGGATTCAGGAGCCAAGGAAGCAGCCAACTATTTTTTAAAACGACTCATTCGGATAGTGCCGTTATATTATCTTGTCATCCTGCTTAGCATGGGCAGCTCACATGAAACATTCATAGAATCATTAAAATCTATGGTCTTTGTTCCTATCGGTGGTGAAGGTGCTGATAGCTATGGTCCATTGTATGGGGGTTCCAGAGTTGCCCAAGGATGGACATTAAACTATGAGATTTTTTTCTACATTGTAGTAGCGTTGTCGTTTTTTGTTGGCCGATTAAAATGGGTGTTTATCAACATCACTATGTTTTCCCTCATTTTAATTCCACTCCTTTTACTGCCGACGCCTGACAATTACGGTATTTCTGGATTCAGATTTTCGATCCCATACATCAGCATGATCACGAACCCTGTGATTCTGGAATTCCTGCTTGGATTGCTTGTTTTCTACACGCACAAGAAAATGGATAACAAAATCAATGTCACCTGGGTAATTGTCATCACATACTCCATCGTATTTTTTGTTTTAAATCTTCAAAGTCCTTTCTTTTACAGCTCACGGTTAACGATGTGGGGCATTCCCAGCGCACTGCTGGTAGTCTCATTATTGAAACTGGAGAAGTGCGACAAACTACCCAGTATTAAATGGTTAATGATTTCCGGAAGTCTGTCGTTTTCAATTTATCTGCTTCATGATGGAGTACAAAAAAACGTCAGGAAAATTACAAAATCCCTTTTCGGAGATACTGCACTTCAGCATATCTGGATTCAGTTACTTGCTATTGGTGCTTCCCTTGCACTGACCTATATGCTCGCGAAAGTAACATATAAATATATTGAGCAACGGCAAAACAATAACCTCCGCAAGTACATTCTTGTGCGGTGACCTCACGCGGGGGAACTCCCCCGCATCCTTCACGGCTGCCCAGGCCAGTTGATAGAATCGAACAGTTCCTGACTCTCAACTCCATCAAATATTAACGCCTTAAGCTTTTTGTTGTAGTCGATCCATTTCAGCAGTTGCACTTTATCTGTATCGCTAATTACCCCCAGCGCAGCTTCTGTTCGCCAGTCAGCCGTCGCCACGTCGGACACGTGCAATAATGCCTGCCTCTGCTCTTCAGCCTGTGCAACCCAGTCAACAGGTGGTGGCGAATACGGCGAGACGTCCCCCCATTTTCGCCGGTCGCACTGCGCAAAAATATCACGACCCCACGCGAGAGCATCATCAGCCGTGGCCGTAAATGGAACATATTCGTCTGGTATATGTCTGAATAGCACTTCACAGTCAATAGCAGTTTTCTTTTCGTTTGCATATACAGGGTTACGAACATCATCAAACTGTAAATACATTACGCAATCCTCACAAATAAAGTCGCTGAGTAATGGCGGTTTGATCCGTCCATGTCATTGTATGCATACCCCAGACAGCGCCATGTACCGGCAAGTGAGCCAGTAGCCCTTAACGCCGCCCAGTTACCACCTGCGGTGTCGGGATAGCCAGCAACAGATGCAGGTTGAATGTTACTTCCCGCCGTCGTTCCTCCAGGCGCAACTGTTGTGCTTTGCGGGTTTAAACGGGCAAAAACAACCGAACCGACCGCACCGTGGTTCCAGTTTACAAATCGCGCATCACTTTCCGCTTTTGTATACGCCTGACCGGCTGCCATGTAATCTCCCCTGGCCTGATAGCGCGCGTCAAAGTTGGTGTAGTTGCCGGGAATGATTTGTTCTTTCATTTCCAGGCGTCCGATGCGAACGTTGATATAGCCCATGATTCCAAGTTCGCCGGTGTTGGGGTAATTGCTGTAGAAGCCGATTCCGTACCAGCTTTTCAGCAGTAAGTTTGCACCGCTGAATGAAGCACCATCCGAGCCGTAACCAATGCCGCCCAGATATTCGGCATTTTGTAGGCGTAATCCTTGAGTGAATTGTACTTGCTTCTGAAAGGTTCCTCCCTGACTGGCGGAAACTGCATCCACATCATCAGCAGTGGGTTTATATGCAGTGGAATATAGCTGAGACCATGTAGCTGTCTTTGTACTGGTGTTCACCTGCCCTATATAGGCCTGATTAGAGCTGCGTAGCGTCACCCAAAATTGATTTGCATAAATACTTTCAGCTTCTACGGAAAAACGAGTGTTACCTGAATTAGCGGGCATGCCTTCTGCAGCAATACTACCTGCACCAACTCCCGCCGCAGAATATTTACCAGTACATGCAATATCAAAAATTGACGCTAGTGACGTTAATCCGGCCGTGGTGCCTAAACCATAATCTGTAACCTGCAGTACATGGCCTGATGTCGTATCGTAACGGGATGTTGTGACATCTCGAGTTGCTGCACTCTTCAGCTGCAGGCTTGCCCGAGCGAGCGCAATATCGGTCAGATCTGAAAGATTATTTTTTTTCAGGAGTGCGTCAGGAATTTTGGACGTGATAATTTTAACGATCGCCTGATAAAGCTGGTCATGTTGCTCTTTGTCCAGAGCGAGTCCTGACTTCTCTATTACGGCACAAATTTCTTCCTGAACGGCATCCCACATATCGCTGTTCAGGTCAGTAGCGCGACGCCCTGTCGCCGGGTCGCCATTCGTAAAACCATTTTTACCGGGACCAAATTTATCGGCCTGTGCTGTGGGTGTATCAATTCGATGCATTGTCTGTTCCTTCCGGGTATGCAAATACGACGACGGTATGCGATGGAGCCAGTTTTTCGATGACGCATTCCGCGACCGTGTCGCCCCATGTCCTGATTGCGGAATTGCACGCACTGATGCTGGTCTGCCAGCTAACATTGGCGTCTGCAGGTATGTTCACCCGCCAGTAATAACGCCAGAATTCCCCCCACTCTGGATTGGGGGTGCTGTTGATGTTCTGAAACTGTTCAATTGTGGCCGTGGTATAGCCGAGTGCGTCCAGCTGGTTGCGATAAAACTGTTCGTTAATACCTCCAGCAACGTTAGCCTTGGCGTCAAGGCGCTGCTGCCGCTGTCGTAACGACTGAACACCATCCGGAGTACAGGAATCAGGCAGGCCGTAGACGGTTTCATAGCGGTCTATCAGCTCTGTCGTCTGTGCAGGGTCGATTTCTTTCATCAGCGCGTTTGTACGCTGATGTACGCGTGTCAGTGACGGTGCCAGCCCTTCAATCAGCGGGTTTTCACCCTCCCATGCAGGGCCAGGTGGCAGCAACTTATAGAGAAGCTGCTCATATTCATCCTGCAGTGGCATCAGCTACTTACCCCCGTATACGTTGCCCAGGTAATGGTGCCCACCACGGGTAATTCAGTCTCTCCCAGCGCAACATCTGTCACCGGCGCACGTAACTGATGCGCTACCTCCCCCGTAGCCAGGCTGATCGCTTCACTGATTCGTGAGAGGTAGACTTTTCCGGATGGCATCCCATCACGCAACATCAGGGAATTAAGCTCCGCCGTGACGGCCGCGCGAATTTCTTCCGTATCTTTTGCCAGCGCGATGGTCATCGGAATAATCTTTTCGCTGGCTGCAAATACTGTCAGGCCTGCACCGGCAACGGGTGCCAGTGGCAATATATGATTGCGGACGGTCTGGACAAGATCATCACCCGGAGCCGGATGTGTCGGGTCACTTGTTGCCACCATCACGCCAACAGTTCCGATCCCGTCGTAATGCCGTAGCGTCCAGGCTCGGGTGATACCAGCGATTTCTTTTGCCCAGATGACATAATCGGAATCAGCTCCGCCCTGAGGTATCCAGTAGTAACGCTCCATAACGCGGGCGCGCCAGGTTTCCAGCTCTTCCACACCATCACCGCCTGTTACGGTATCAGCGTATCCGGTTGACGGTATGCCACTGACTGGCGTCCCCAGACGTAACGCAATACCATCGTCGGTATTACCCGCTACCCCAGCGTTATCAGCGACCAGTGGCACGCGCAAAACGCCACCAGATGCTTTGAAAGTTTGGGTTGTAGTGAAGGTCACCTGGTCATCCCGCTGAATCTGTGTACCTGCAGGCAAGGTTAGCGTGCCGTTTATCCCATCCCAGCGCACAAAACCTGCCGCGGGCACAGCATCTTTTCGCGGGCAACGTTTGATTCTGGCGTGTCGGTATAACCAGTCCTCATCGCACAAATCAGGCAGCATATTGCGCGCCAGATAATCGATGTATCCGTAAAGCGTATGAACTGCAGCGGCCTGAGCCCGCGCGTACACCTCAGCATCCATCCTTCGGAGCAACACATCCTCCTGGAAGCGCGTCAGCAAATCACTGCGAATGGTGGCTATCAGTTGCGGGAGTTCAGGCCGTGAAAATTGACTGTCAGCCATCAAAGTTCACTCCATATGTCGTCAAATGTAATGTTGTGAAGAGTGCCGTCGCGCTGGTAAATCGTTACCCCGGCCGCCAGCACGTCTATTCCCGTTCGTTCTGCGTTAACGTCAACGCGAGCAGCCACACCATCCTCAGTCATCCACGCCAGCGCCTGCTGCATATACTCGCGGGCATCCTGTGGTGTTTTATTGGTGAGTTTACGTCGTTTCAGAAGATACAGGCGGGAACCGATCCGGTCGTTCTGAACAGTAGGCCAGGTATCACCCCACCAGCCATAAGGTTCTGGTGTCCGATCGTCCCTTTCGGCACGACGCCACGAAAAAAGAGAGATCACGACGGAACGGGTTAAAAGGTCGAGCGGATCAGTGGACTCCTTCAGCAGCCCGTTAACATAGAGGATCATGATTATCTCATCTGTTGGTCAGGAGGGTTTGTAGTACCACCGCCGTCGCCGTTTTCCTTGTGCGTATGACCGTTGTACGTTGTGCGCATTGCAGACATCGTTTTGCCCGCGCCATCACAGAGGTCTTTAATTTGTCCCGTGGCCTCGATATCCATTTCGAAGCGGGCTTTTGGGGCATTAGTGAAAGTGATTGGATTACCACCGCCGTTGACTACAATCCCCGAACGAGTCAGTTTTACAGACTGCCCCAGGTCGTCATAAATGGCCACCTCACCGCGCGCCAGCCCTTTCAGACGATACCGACGATCGGCAACTACCACTGCCACGCCATGAGAACGATCGCCCCCGGGGAACAGCATTACTGCTTCCGCACCATTCTGCGCAGCGGACGTAAAACCATACGGTTCAAGGTGCTCCACGTTTTCTTTCGGCTCGCCAGCTATCAGCATCAGACCTGCGGCCTGGCATTTTTTTTCGGTATCGAGCGCGGTGATAACAGCGCGCGTAACGATATTCTGAAGAGAAGATCCAGCCATCAGAATTCTGTGCCTCCCGACGTCTTTTTCTTTTTCGGCGTTGCCGGTTCTGGCAGATAAGCATCAGCCGGTCCGACACGGATTTCGGTTGTGGTGCCATTGTTATCCTGGCTGTATGTCACTTCGGCTATCACCAGTAACTCGTTATCAAACCCGTTCAGCGGATCGTAAACAATGACGGCGAGATTTGGCCGCCAGAGTTCGCCATTCCCCTGCCGCCACCCCTGAACGGTGTACGAGGTTTCCCGTGTTTTTGCAGCACGTTGCCTTGCCTCAAATTCACAACGTGCTTTGCAGCTGTCGGTCGTCGCCGTGCCGGACTGCTGCACGGTGTGCGGACGGTAGCGCGTCACGCCAGAATCAGTTGTGCTTTGTCGGATAGCAGCAATCGTTGCCTCACCGAAATCATCATCGGTACCGGGTCGCTGGCCGGTAACCTGATAACTGGAAAAACGTTCACGAACACTGCGCTCTGTATCGCATGAAAGAATATTTTCCCCCAGCACCAGCGCCGTCGCAGCTTTCTCGCTTCCCGGTTTTCCGAGTACCAGTCGTCCCTGCGCATCGTCGTAAGCCAGCGCCTGCACCTGCCCCAGCAGGCGATTCAGACAATCCACCACAGTCTCGCTGTGTTCCGGTTGTGCATCGATGACGGCTGTGTCCGGGGCTCCTGCATCGATGACGGTAACGCCGAATGGTTTAGCCAGCGCACTGGCTATACGGAAAAGATTTTTCCCGTTGTGCTGTGTTGGCGCTGCTGAACAGTCAATAAGATCTGCCGTTTTGCTGCGCCCCACTATCCCCATAGTCATGGATGCCGCATCGTAGCGCAGCGGCAACGCTTCAACCCAGCCAGTAATGACCAGGTCGTCCCCGATCATCACCTCAACAAGGTCGCCATTTTTAATCTGTGAAACGCCATCACTGCCAGGCCATTGCCGGGTAATCGACACATTAAAATCTCGGGCGACGCGATCAATACCTGCGCTGATGCGGGCCGATGTCCAGCCGCCCCATTCCCTTCCGTTTACGCGTAAAAAAACGGTATTGTTCATCGCACGGGTACCCTCAGTGGTTTTACAGGGACGAACCCAGAATGGCGGATTAGATTTCTTGAAAGAATGTCGTTTTCCCGACCTGCATCGTCATACCAGCTTGCTGCCAGCACCAGTGCGGGCAATACATCCGGGGGAATTCGCTCTGCGGTGATCTCCACCTGCGCCAGACGTGCAGAAATATCACGATTGAGGTCGGTCCTCAGAACCGTTATTTGCTTAAAAATGCCATCATCAATAATTCGCAACTGCTCCTGATCAATGGCCGTATTTAACGCGCTACGGATTTCTGTTAACTCGTCCCAGGCTGGAGGGTCTTCGGCCGTAGAGATAGGAACGGAGCCGTCGAGCGCAGGATGAGAAATGTTAATAATGTCATTACTGGCCGTGCTCCCTGTAATCGTGCCTGCCTGACCCTGTGGCGGCGTAATGGTTTTTGGCTGAGCCAGTGTAGAAATTGTCTGTGAAGCGGTACTGATTGCTGTCGTTCTGATAACGGCCGCGATCATATTACTTCTGGCCTTTTGTACCTCAACAGAGCCGGAATCTGTCGGCCAGATTCCCCTTGGCGCCAGCCCAGGATCGAGCGTTACCCCGGACATAGTTTTAATCATTGTTACAAGGTCTGAGGTATTGCCCGTAAGCCGGTCACCAGCGCGCCACGCATTTTGCAATGTACGCACAAAATCATTGGCTGCGCTTGGCGGCATCAGAATGACCGACAGGTCACCCTGCAGCAGACGCATCGCTGCAGATACGCCGGAATCAACCATCCGGAATGCATCCGCTACATTGCCAATCATCGCTGCTGCGTCGGCCAGAACGTCACTCTGAATAAAATCGGGGATGCCAGAGAGTGAGAACGCGGAAAACATGCTTTCGATCGCATCATCAAACAAGCCACCTGATTGTGTGAGGCGTTGTGCCGTCGCCATGCCAGCGACCGGGAAGGAGAGATCACCGCTTTCCACGAACTGGAAGGAAACACGGCACATTCGCCCTTCTAAATTGCTGTGCGTGACCCTTACCTGCCCGTCGATACTGCCCTGCATTTCGCCATACTGGGGATGGACAAGTGTCCCCGGCCCTGCGGTTTCGATAGCAACAATCAGACGATCACGCTTATCGGCATAATCATCGCCTACCAGATAGGCATTAATGGTCATCCGACGCGTTGCCCGCCCTAAATCCTCCGTGAACGGTTTATCGCGGCTGGGATACTCATGCACCTGAACGCGGCGGCCAAGTGTACCTTCATCGTCTTCCACGGCAAAAGATACCCCGCGGAATGACGCATCACGCAATCGATCGCGCCAGTCAGTTGAAGAAAAAAAAGCCATATTGCCCCCAAAAGAAAACCCGCAAAAAGCGGGTTTATCGTGGTGTGCGGAACGGGGAATACCCCACATCATGGGAAATGTTCATGAATGGATCGCCGCTCTTTGGGATTTCCTGAACACGCATTCCCGCTGGCGCATTATCGAATGTCACTTTAAGCTCGCCGCGCTGGGCAGATGGTGCAGCAGCACGATCAAACACTGGCCCGCGCTGGAGTAACGGCGGAGGCAGTGAGAAATCATCCCTCGTCGTCTGCCCCGTTAGCATTTCACGCTGTTGAACCTGCTGTTTATTGTTATACCAACCGCCCGCGCTCCAGCGATTTTTCAGTGACTGCCAGAATGAATCTGTGTGGTCGGCTTCCTTTGCTGCGTCAGCTATTTCTTTCAGTTGCTCAAACATATAAATGGCAACAGCAATCTGCACAGTAGCTGCCCCCATGGTGGCAATTTTCCCCAATACGCCAGAAAGTTGTTTCGCTAATGTCAGGGTTGTGCGCAGCGTACCCAGCGTTTTTACTGTAAACACGCCAGTCATGTACATGCCCACGCCGCCGAGTACGGTTTCCCACCCACCAATTGCCTGAGCAACCTTATCCACCTCAACCCATGCATCTTTTATCACCGGCCCAACTTCATCCCAGTTCTGAATATCAGCATGGCACCAGCCGCCAGCGCTGCGATCGCCACTTTGGCCGGGGACAGGTTGATCACAGAGTTCAGCACTTTTATTGCGCGGCCTAGCACCCCAACAGAGACACCAACACCCAGCAGAGCCGCACCGAATTTTGCAGCAGACTGTACCAGCTCTGGATTCGCACGAACGAATGTCCGGAGCTGCTCCAGATATGGCATCACCGCTTTTGCAGCCTCGTTGATCGCGGGCAGGAAAGTATCACCCAGCGTCACCGAAATAGCATTCACGCTGTTTTTCAGCAGAACCAGCTGGTTTTCGGTTGTTGCCGCACGGGATGCATATTCCTTCTGCATCGAGCCGCCATATTCCTGGGAATCTGCCACACGATTAAAGTTAGTGCGTAGCAGATCCAGGTTTGTCAGCAGCGGGGCAATTGCGCTGAGCGACTCTTTGCCAAATAGCGCATTCATGACAGATGCTTGCTTCGCCTTTGGCACTTTCGCGAGTGAGTCCAGCACCGTCAGCATCGCGCCGCGCGCATCCTTTTGCATGTCTTCAGCGAGTTTACGGGGGTTAAGCTTCAGGAAAGCGAGCGCATTTTTCTGTGATTTAGTCGCTGAATTGCCAGCAGTAAGGGACAGCATGAAGTTTTTGATGCCGGTTGAGGCAATTTCAGACTCAACACCCATACCGGAAATTGTGGCTCCCATAGCAGCAATCTCACCAGAGGCCACACCCGCAACGCTCCCCAACGGACCGATCCTGGTGACAATATCAGAGATTTTCTTGGCGTTTGCCGGGCCGGTGTTGCCCAGATAGTTGATCTTGTCAGCAAGAACAACCACATCGTCCTGCGTCAGTTTAAACGCCGTTCGCCACTGCGCCATCATCTGGCCAGACTCTTCGGCGGTGGTGTCGAACGCAACACCCATTTTCACGGCGTCGTTAGCGAACTGCATCAGATCACTGCGCGCGATCCCCGACTGGCCGCCTGCCGCTACAATTTCTGCGATCCCCTCCGCCGCCATCGGTAACTGCGTGGACAGGGTCAGGATATCGTCGCTCATCTGCGCGAACGCTTTTTTATCATCAAGACCGTCTACTACCTTTCGGATGTCGGCCATTTTTGACTCAAAGCCGATCGCGGAATTCACGGGAAGCGCCAGCGCGCCAAGGATGGCGGTTCCCGCGGCAGTCGCCCCCAGCGCCAGACTGCCCATCTCCTTCTGGAAGCCCTTGAGTTCACGCTGCATTCCTTTCATTGGCCCGGTCAGTTGGTCAACGGCTGTGATGATTGCCTTAAGCTGGAAACTGTCAGCCATGCTTTACTTCCTCGTTGATGCGGACGGCCTCCGTTTCCAGTGCAAGGAAGTCAGATAAGGCCGCCCGCCGTAGCTCAAGGGGGTTTAATTTCCAGAACCAGGCGACGTTGTAGAGTCGTCGTCTGAGGTTTGCTCCGTCTCCGACTGGGTAAAAAAACTGAGGATTTGCATACAGGTTTTGAAAATATCCAGCTTTGCCAGCTGCGCAGCAGATGAACGAGGTATCCCCGCCAGCACCGGGATATATTTCAGTGCCACTGAACTATCCAGTTTGATCGTTCCGTCACCGGAAACAGTAAACGGGAAGCCGATCGCCTCAACCTCATCGTATGTTGGCTCACGCAGCTCCAGCACGTGCAGTTTTTCGTTATGAGCCATGATTGGCTTTTTCAGCTTTAACTCTTTTGTCATTGGTAGAATCCTTCTCGACCGTGGAATTCCAGATCCACCGTGCCCTCTTCGGGATTATGGTTTGCTTCGCCATGCAGCCAGGCGTTCGAAAGAACATAAACCTGACCGTTAGCCAGCTCTGAGGTAATAGTCATGCTGTCGGCGGAGGTGATTTTGCTCACCGGAAAATCTTTTGGCACCTTTGCCGTCACCTTCGTTTAGGGTGCCCGGTGCGTTTCTTTGTAATCAACATCGCCGGCAAGGCCGATCACGTCATCACGCACGCGGGTGTTCATCGGCACTTCAATGCCGCCGGTAATGGACAACTGCTGTCCATCGATTTTGAAATAAGTGGTACCCGCAATCTTTGCCATTATGCGGTCTCCTCGCTGTATTGCAGACGGAACTGGTTAAGCACGGCGAACACACGCAGCTGGTTGACGTAATCAGGCGGGAACAGCACATCCAGGCGATTTGGGTCATTTGCGTTACGCTCGACAATCAGGAATTGCTGGAAGAGATCGAAGTTTTCCACGATCCCCTCTCGCTCGAGCTGGCGGTATATCGCCCCCAGCTCGCCACGGATGACGGCCGGTGTGACAAGCGCCTGTCCAGGGCCAAAGCGGGTGCCGTCATTTGCCAGCTTATGCCGCCCATATTTGCTGGTAATCACCGATTTGAGGCGACGCAGAACGTAAGCGCTGGTATGGAGCGTTTCGCTGTCCAGGTAGCTGTTATCCGCCACGCCGTAGGCGTTGGTTTTGTAGGTGGTGATGTCACGCTGAATGCGCAAAATACCGGATTCGGTGTACGCCGTTGCAATGCCATGCGTCAGCAATGACTGCTGCTCTGTGACGGTAAAACGCTTGCCGGTTGGGGCCGAAAGCGCGCCGGTCAGCTCTCCGGTTTGCGTCGGTCGCGCCGGATCGTTACGTAAAAATACGGCCTGACGTGCCAGACGATACGCCACCAGCTCATCTACCGTAGTCTGCACATCCGGCTCATACCCCGCGATGGTGATGTGTTGATAATTAAACGTATCACCATAAGCCACCAGTTCAGACAGCGTGCCGGTTTTAGCGGTGTAAACGTGGCCGTAAAGCTGGCGAATATAGCTCCAGCGACCGGAACTGTCGTTCATCTCCGTCACCATTAACTGCAGTGATGTCTTGTCGCTGTATGGCAGTCCGATAAAATCGAATGGTTCATCACCCATAGCGGCGATGGTCGGGGATAAATCAGGATCGCCTGCACCGCCACTCATTTTGCCGATCTGAATACTTAACCCAGCAGGCACCTCTTCGCCGCTGGACGTACCGTAATAATTGAGGGTTAACGGGATACTGTTCCCAATGACGCCACCATTTACAGCCGTGAGTTCCAGCGTGCCCTGGTCAGGCCCGGCAGACGTCACTTTATACTGCGCTGTCACTGGCAAATCAGGATTGCCATTAATCGCAGCCAGTAAAGCCTGGGCTGTTTCCGCTCCCGTGTCGTTTGTAGCGGCTGTTACCTGTACGCGAGTGGTACCGATATACAGGTTTACCGAACCGGCGTCAGTCGCAGTGCCGGAGAATGTGATCGTACCGGTTGCAGCCTGTCCGTTATCCGTTACAGCAATAACCCACAACTCACCAAAAGGATCAACACGACGATATGCTTCCACCATGCGCGCCAGCTGGCTGCCGCGCCCTGCCATTTTTTTTGCCCGGTCTCTGGAAGGCATAAGCACCAGTTGATTAACAGGCATGTCTGAGTCCGACAGTGCCATGCCAATCAGCAGGGATGGTCCGCTATCCTGCGCGGTGTTTGCGGCACTGTTATCCATCTCGGCATAAAACAGCGGTACCCGGTTATCGGCCGGGATGTGACTAAAGCTTACGGTCATCTTTAACCCCTTTTTGTTGAATTACTTCGATTTCGCCAGCGGCTTTTCGACGAAACCAGTACGCGGACGCTTCTACATTTCGCCCTTTCACGGGCAAGACGTCGCCACGAGCCGGGTCCGGAACAGATAGCCCTTTAATGGGTTTCACAAACATGGTTTATTCCTGAAATGTTATTTGGGTGTGGTGCTCAATGTTGCCGTCTGGCCCTGTGCCAGGTTCGATAAAATCAACATCAATACTGAGCGTTTTAAGGTCGGGTAAGCTGTCCAGATCATCCTGTTGACGGGTATCTGTTTCGGTAATTTCATACTTCACCGTGAAGTCAAACTGGTAATACAATTCGTGTCGGTTCAGATCCAGCAGCATTCCTCCGGCATACTGGATTTCATGCGCATCCGGATCAGGCTCCCAGCCAAGAAGCGCTTTCCAGATAATCTGTCGGACGTCATGGACGGCGTCATAAGATGCCCACTGCCCTTTTTCATCCCGTTCATTGCTGAGTACCGCGATGACGGAAAACCCCTCCGTTAAATCCTGCCAGTAGTCCGTCTGTGATTTCTGCTCGCCGGTGACGTCTTCAGCTGGAACGACATACGCTGCGGGCAGTCTGAGTTTTCCTGCCTCCGGTATCGCTTTGAACTGCGCGGCACCTCCCACACGGTTTTCAAACAGCGGACAGCGAGCGCGAAGTGCCGCAATAATTGGGGTGAGTTTCATTTTGTCTTCCTGCGCTGAGGACGGAGTGATTTACGCAATTCGCGGGAGAGCACGTAACGTGTCCAGCTTCGGCGTTTTTCCAGAACCTCAGTCATGTAGTTATTGCGGGGGGCCACGCGCCAGCCGCTGCCGCCTGATGCGCCGCGATGGTGTCCTTTCTTCCGTTTCGCCCCACGGCGAACACCGTAAAATAGAAATGCCGGGTAAAAAGCGCCGTTAATATGGCGGTTGCCCTCACCGTTTTTCTGGTTCGGCGCAATCTTTACCATGAGCCCAGAACGTTTTTTGGAAGCGCGCGGGACGTAATAGCCGATTGAACGCGCAAGCTGGCCAGTACGGTAAGACGGGTTTTCGCCTGGCATTGAGCGGCCACGTTTCATTACCAGTCGCCGCGCATCGCGCATGTGTACCTGGCCGACTTTGACGAATGCTCGACGCATCCTCGCCCGGTTAAATACCAGCTCTTCCGGTTGTTCGAAATCAACGTGTAAAAATGCTTTCTGCGGCATAGTCACTCCCGTTGTCGGTACCCAGCTCTTCGCACTCAAGCAACAGGAAGCGGCGTTCACTGTTCAGATCCCGGATGCGTTTAACCCGAAAAGTAATATCATCGTGAACCACTTCATGATCGGCGGTGATGCCGCGGCGAAAACGGATAGTGAAATAGTGCGTCACCTTATTTTCAACCTGCACCGAACCCTGATAAGCCGCCGCCCCGGGTTGCGCCTTTTTGGCCCACGTGCGGATCTGTTCCGGATACGTTGGCGTCACGCCAAAATCATCAGCCGGTACATCAACGCGCCGGCGGATAATGATACGCTGGTCAAGTTCGCCGGGATCAGGCAAAAGGTATGTTGCGCTGGTCTGCGCCTGTCTGAGCTTCATAGCGGGATGTGCCTGTACGGTCCGACAAGCCAGTTAAAACTCATCGGAAGTTCCACTTTCTCCACCTCGGTAACCGTTGAGCGGTTTTCGTAGAAGTGCGTCACCAGAAGCAGCATCGCAATACGGATATCGTCGGAAAGAATAAGTCCTTCCGGGTCCTCTTCCGGAATACCTCCATCATCCGCTGCGTATAGTCTGCGGTTCAGATAATTTTCCGTCCTTGCCTGCACTGCCCGCCCAAGCAGATCAAGAAAGTCGTCTTCATCGGTATAATCCTCATCCAGCCGGAGCTGCGCCTTAATTTCCTCCGGAGAAAGCAACATAGAACCCTCCTGTGCCCGCCGTGCAGCGGGCACAAAAAAACCGCTTAACGCGGCATAGTTTGATCAAAGGTGTAATTCGTTAGCTGCTTGCAGCGCCTTTGCCAACCAGCGCCTTAATGGCCGAAGTGTCTTCAAGAATGCAATCAAAACGGTGGAATGCGAGGAAGCCGGTCTGATCGAATTCTGCGTAACGCTCAACCAGGCGCTTCAGGATCATGTAGCGCACACGGCGAATAATGAAACGATCGAAATCGCCACAGAACATGAATTTTTTACCCGCACCAATATCATCAATCTCCTGATCAATGACATACGGAATATTCAATACTGACGCAGGCGCCACACCAACAATATCCGGTAGCCAGAGCGGACGGCCCTGGCCATCTACCATCTCGCTGATTAGTTTCAGAGTATTGTCATTGAACGCCAAGCGGAACTTCGGCCCGCGGCGGTACGCAGGATCAATGCTGTGTTTCAGGACCAGAATTTCCTGCCACTTAACAGCAGTGGCGGCGGCCGTCTGAGTGGTGCCAGTAACGGAGGTTGCCAGGCCTTTTGGCTGTTTTGGCGTGCCGGTGCCAGTACCCTGAATAAGATATCGCGCTTCACCTCGGCCAATACGCTCCGCAATACGGCGGGCGAGATAGGCCTCCATATCGATCGCACTGTCCTGCAGCAATTCGTTGGACACACGGATAATCTTGGACGTCATTTTCAACGCGCCAATGCTGTCCATACCGAATTCAGTATCCTCTTCTCCGGCTTCTTCGTTCTCACCCAGCAGCACGCCCACTTCAGCGGTTCCATCCGCGGTGGCCCACTCCATAGTGCGACCATCCGAAGTCGAGAGGATCTGCGCCACGCTGGCAATACCGCCGTAGGCTTTCATCTGCTCAACTACTTTTGCCAGGAAGGTATCAGGCACGGTATAACCGCCCTTTTCATCCGGTGCCACGCCCTGCGCACGTAACTCACGCAAGGCCTTGCGCTCTTCGGAACTCAGATCGCTGGCACCATGACGCATCCATTTATCAAAAATCTGGCCGCACTTTTCACTCTGCTGTGGGTTTTTATCCGCATCCAGATTATTACGCTGCTCGTCTTCGTTCTCATCAACGTAGGACTGATCCTGGCGGCGCAGCTCTTCTTCGCGGGCAATACGCTCGTCGAGTGCTTCCAGTTCAGACTTTGCCTTATTCCACTCGGTGCGCTGTTCTTCTGTCCATGCGTTATCGCCAATTTTTTCATTCAGCGCACGCATGTCGCTCGCGATGGTATTACGTTTTTGTTTCAGTTCATGCAATTTCATGGTTTTTCCTTACGCATTAAGAAGGGTCAGGACGCGCTCACGCGCCATTCGTTGGTTAATGGCTTTCTGCAGCGCGCCGCTGTCGCGCGCCTCCTGCCAGGCTTTCATGGAACGGACTGCAGAATCCGCCTCCTGATAGGCCGGATACGTTACTGGGCTGACATCCAGCAGACGGGAAAAGCGGGTAATTTCCCGGATAACGACGCCGTCATCATCCTGGTACCAGTCCTCGCCATCACGGGCGACCCTGAAAGCAAACGAGGACTGGTTGATATCACCGCGTTGCATGGGTGCCAGAACCAGATCACGAATTGTCTGGGTTTCGGGCGCGGTGATGTCATAACGTAGCCCACGATCATCCACGGTCAGTGCCAGTGTGTCCGCGCGGGTACGCCCGAGAATAAAATTGGGATCGTGGTTGAACAGCGCCCGGACATCGTCCTTAAGCACATCATCAAACGCCCCGGGCCGGATAATTTCGCGAAACGAACCGAAAATCAGTTCGGAACGGCTGTCAAAAACCGAACCGTATCCGATGATCCGGCTGGGTTCACTGTCGTGCGTTTCCGCGCGCACCTCGCCGCTGTAACAGCGAATTTCACGTTCACTCATCTTGAGTGTTCTCCTGGGTAGTGGCTTTGGCTGGCTGGGATGCGTTGACGCTGACGAGCATTTCATCCAGACCGTCTTTCGGATTCATATCCTCAAAGGCTCGCGCCTCGTTGCGGCTCATCCATCCATCAGTGATAGCGAAGTGATAGAACTCCGCGCGCTCTTTTGCCGTACCGCGCAGCAGACCGGCCAGATTAAACCGGACGTAATATCCGGCTTGCCGTTCAGCGCGGGTAAATAACCTGCGATTAAGTTCCTGCTCCCAGTTCGTAACCCACGGCATCATCGTGTAGCGGACAAACTGAATCGCCTGCTCTGAGATGTTGGAGAAGGTGGCTTTTTCGAGATCGTTTATCATGTGTGCCGGCACGTTAAATATCCCGGCAATCATTGAGCGGTTGAGCTTCATCATGTCGATGAGCTGGGCATCGACTGGAGAGACAGTCAGCGCTTTATAGTCCAGTTCTGCTGGAAGCAGCATCGTCCGGTTTTCCTGGCTGCGCAGCATCAAAGTCGCTTTCTGCCACATCTCTTTCAGTCTTTTCCAAGAACCATCATTCAACTCGCCTTTGACTGAGACAATCCCCGCAGGCCTGGCGTTGCCGCTGAAGAAACTTTCCGTGTACTTCTGGCCGCTCATGCCCATTCCGATGGTTTCAGCGTGCTGCAGTACCGGACTGAGTCCCATTTTCTGATCGTTGCCCAAGGCCCTGACGTGGATCATGTCGTCAGGATTGATGGCGAAGGACCCCTCTTCGTTATAAACGCCGTAGGTATAGCGTCCGCCGGTGTTCAGCAACGTTGTTTCCCACGGCATGCAGGCTTCAAGTCCAGTCACTTCACCGGTTCGCCGATGACGGTTAACACGTGTCTAGCCGTTACCCCAGCCCAGAATGTGCCGCTGTTTCAGCTCCCGCCATTTATAGCTGGTCTGCCAGGCGTTTGGTTCATCATGAACCAGGTAAAAAACGGGGTGATCGCGCGCGGTTTCTACCCTTTTCCCGGAGCGCCGCATGACGTGAAGGGGCATCTGCGCAACGTTGGACGAAATAACGTAAATACAGGCATACACCGCCGCCAGTTTCATCGCCGTCCGGGGATTAACAATCACATCACCGTTGAAAATGCCGTCATTCTCGGCGGCTTCGACGGTGAGCGGAACCGCGGGGTTTTCCAGCGAGTTACTTCTAAAAATGGCGTCAATCAGCATGATTTTATTCTCCTGGCCGCCAGCAACGCCCACAGCAGAAGGCCGCTACCGCCAGCCATGAGGGCAACCGCCGCGCCGAATTTGAGGTAAACGCCTCCCACCAGCGCGCCGAAGCCTGCCAGCCCGGCCACATCGATAATTAGTGATTTCACAGGAATAACAGGTCCTCATCAGGTTCGAGGTTAGAAAGGAAGTCTTTCGGCTCATTCAGCATTGCGCGCCCAACCCCCATCATCAGGCTGACAGCTCCATCAATTTTGTTACCTGCGCCCTCTTTAACCGGGCGAACGACATCGTCACTGCCGGGTAAATACTTGCCGACCACGTTCGATATACACCAGGTTAATAGCGGATTACCGTCATGATGGAATCTGCCCGAAGCGATCGCGGCCTCAATCTCACGCATAGGGTCGCTCATGTTGGTGTAATTCTGGGTAATGGTTACGGGCTCCAGCCCTTCATCCTGCAACATATGCGAAAGGCCTGTAGCACCGTAGGGGTCAATCGGACTCGCCGCTATCTTTACGGTTTCACGTAATTTCAGTATCGCTTCCAAAATAAGACGGTAATCTACTTCAGCCCCATCCGACGGAACCAGCACCCCCTGATTAACAAAGGACTGGTAACGGTCGGCGATCGTTTTAAGTGCCGGGTCCGTGGCGTAGACGGTGTCCTCCGGTACCCAGAACTGCGGCGATACGCAGTAATAATGACTTACCCCGTCGATTTCACGGCGGAAAACTGGTACCACCGCGTTCAGGTCGAGTTTTGAGGCCAGATCTATTCCGAGATAACACTCTTCCCCCGCAAAATCGGACAGTTTGAGCGTCTTATCCGCCGCCGCCATCCACTTCTGCAGGTTGTAGAACGCCGTTTTAGAACTCACCCATTTGTTAAAATGTTTGGTGAGTATTTTGTTTGTCTGGCTTGGCGTGGACATCGCCAGCAGTTGCTTGGCCTTGAGAAAACCTTCTCTTACCGAAACGTTGTAATTCGGGTTGGCTTTGATTAGCGCTTCCGGATTCGTCCAGTCGTCGTCCTCATCCAGGGTGTAGATGATCCCGAAAATCGCTTCGTTCTCGCCACCTTCCCTGATGCGCTCCAGTATCTCGACCACCTGGGCGCGCTTCTCATAGCAGGGTGACGCAATATCAAAGCCCGCTGTCGTGATGATTAGCGTGATGGGCTGTTCCCTTGCCCCCATCCCCGTAGTCATAGTGGTATACAGCGCGTCAGTATCGTGCTCGTGATACTCGTCTATGATGGCGCAGGAAGGAGAATCACCGTCGCCGGGATCGCCGATAACTGGTGCAAACAAGGAGCCATCCGGACGCGTCATCTTCTTCGCCCAGGGCTTGATGCTGAACTTTTGGCGAAGGGAAGGAAGTTTTTTCACCATAGCCAGCGCGGGCGCAAAAACTTTCCACGCCTGTTTTTCCGTCGTGGCACCACAGTAAACTTCCGCTGAATACTCCCCATCGGCACAAAACATGTAATTACCGACGGCCGCCGCGATCGCTGACTTCCCGTTTTTGCGTGGCACCTCGATATAAATCTCGGTAAAACGACGAAAACCGGTATCCTTGCGCACCCAGCCAAACGGAACACCCAGCGAAAACTTTTGCCAGGGCTCAAACTCGATGCGTAGTTTCCGCCGCGCCCACTCACCGGAGGTATGCGGCATTTTCTGTGAGAAACGGAGAAAGCGTTCAGCTTTATTTTTATCGAAGCGGTAAGGCCAGTGTGGATCTTTGGCGCGTTCCAGGTCGTCCAGATGTCGCTGACAGGCAAGAATGGTTAACCGGCAGGCCAGTATCTTCCCGTTCACGACGTCCCGCGCATACTGGTTCGCCGCATTGACGTTCGGATATGTAGCCATCAGTCAAACTCATCAAATTCATTCCCTTCATCGTCCGGATCATTTTTACCGCTGGTCATTCTTATGCGGCTAAGCGGGTCTAACCCGAGAAGTGAACCCAGACGGGCGAGCTGCGAAACGGAGACATTACGGACATTGATCGCAGGATGTTTTTTCTCTCCCCCCATTTCACTTGATACGGTCAGACCGTCTTTTGCGATGACTTTTTCCGCCTCGATCATCAGATGAAATGCATTGCAGTACGCCAGGAGTAACGGCGCATCCTCCAGATCAAATACGCCACGTTCGATTAAAATTTTGCTCTGCGTTTTCCAGATACGGATCGCAATGTCGCTCAATAATTCATCCGGGGGCGTAATCCTTGTCAGTTTACTTTTCAGGCCTGAGGGTAAATTACGTTTGCGGCCACCACCGGAAGAACGCACAGCACTACCCATTAAAACCTCCAATTCAATAGGCGAAACCTTCCGGAAAAAAGTTTCTTAATTTGGCCGCGTAAAAATGAAACGGGGCGGGCAGTCCGGAGGGGTAAAGGCTGGAGAGATTTACCCTCCCCCCCGCCTTCCTGACAGGCGCTCTCGCGCCGTCTTTGCCCGAGGACATGGGGTACACAGGCTTTCAAGGTTGTCGTCACTGTCGCTGCCTCCGTGCGCCAGCGGCAGCCTGTGGTCTACGCTGACCGCCTCGGTTATTGCGCCACGGCGCAAACACTCCTGGCATAACCCCCGGTCTCTTTTGAGAATGCGGAGACGGGTCTTATCCCATGACGCACCATAGCCGCGCTGATGACGTGACACTCCGGGTTTGTACTGTCTCCAGCTCTCTCCCCTGTGGTCATCACAGTATCCGCTACGGTCCGTTGTTGTTTGTTTGCAACCTCGTTTGCGGCACGCTTTAGGTGTTCTCGGTGGCATGTGTACAGACCTTTCGACTTTTCATAAATTTCCTACAGAGAAAGTGCAGTCTCAAGGGACTGTCGGGGGAAGCAGGTAAGCCGCGTGGAGCGGGAACAGTTAACTATTTCAACGCCACCAGCAATATCAAGGAGGCGGGAGAATTCATCCTGCCAGCGCGCAACGCTGAATTTGTCGGGGTTGGACAGCAGAGCGTGGTTGCCGTGCCAGTGGATGCCGTTACGTATTGAGCAGTCATAGCCCAGCAACAGAACGCGGCTGGCGCCAAGGTGGATCGCCAACTCAATCGCTCGCTGACCTGAATTAAACGAACCTGGAATTGCAGACGGTAGCCAGTTAATCCCGAATCGCCTGGCTGTGAACTCATCGCCACACAACCGGACCGCCTCCGATGTTATCCCTGCCCCGTATTCTTCCCACCAGCAGCAGTCCGCGGCATAGATAGATGAAGAAAATGGAACAACTTCCCAGGAATTATTCACAGCGATAGTGGCTATTCCTGCTTTATGAAGAAGTTTACAATCTACCGCAGTAAGCGAAGGGCCGCTTGCCACACAGGCAAAAGTATTCATATCAAACTCCTGCCAAGTTAAAAAAAAGGCCGCCGAAGCGACCTTTTAAAACTGTTTAAGGCTGTTTAAGCCTTACTGATTTCAGTTCAAGCAATTCCCAATCCTCGCCGGTCTGGAGTTTCACCTCCTCCAGTTTAACCTTATAGGTATGATCTTTTGTGTCGCTAACAAGTACAAGATCCACGTTATCTTGTGCCATTTTCATCAGCTCCGCGACATCATTACGGTTAAATTGCTGTCCTTCCTTTGAAAATCTGATGCTTATTCTTCCATCAGACATAGGAGCTGTGTATTCGAAAATAGAAAGCTTACCAAGATTTACTTCCTGCCCTTGTCCATAACGAACCCGAACAACTGTATTTTGTTCAATCATAAACCCTCCTTTTTTGGAAGATTTACATTAGCACAGGTCGAAAGTTATTACTGCTGTGTAGCTAACCATTATCAAGCCCACCAGCAGGTGAGCTTTGTAATGGCTAACAGTCAGCATCAGGACGAGCAACGGCTCGACATGCGGCCATGCATGCGCGTTTCATGTCGAACTCAGCCTGTCTTATCCACTCTTGGGCTTCCCAACTGTCGATTCCTAGAGGGATGTCGCCCATTTGTTCGCGAAGCAATTTGATGAACTGGCGGCTGATGTCCTTGAACTGGTTCATCTTGCCGATTTCACCGTAAGAGAGTTCGCGATAGCCCTTAACGGTGCTTCCGTCCTGTGGTTTAGCTTCACTCATGGAATTCTCTTCTCGTTTGGTTTCTGGCAGTTCGCCTGCCACGCTTTGTTATGCGCCAGGATGTCTTTCTTCGTCTGGCGGTCCAGAACGTCGATGTCGTGATCAGTCAGGTAGATCGGCTTTACCCAGTCACAGGCGGTATCAACCACCACCGGGACGCTTCCACGTGTCACGCAGCTCGCGATCAACATCGTCATCAGGCATGCGGTTAACAGTCTGCTGTACATTGCTGGCCTCTTTGGTTACTTCTACCCGGCGTTCGGCTACTGCTTCAGTGGCTGCTGCCTTTTCTTCGGTGCGCTGCTGGTCTGCCTTGGCTTCAGCTTTGCTGGTGCCGCGTGAATGACCAATACCAAAGGCACCGGCGATAGCAGCCATTATCAGGGCAGCAATACCGACGATTGTTTCTAGTCCCATATCAACCTCACACCAGTACCGTTTTGGCCTGACCGAAGCGAGCGCGACGATCTTCAAGTCCGTTCGTGCCACCGTTGATAACCTTCGTCACCTGCACCAGGTCGCCGGAATACTTCAGACATCCCTTAGTAGCAAAGAACCACGCCGCGCTTCTGGCTGCATAAACATCTTCGCCCAATAGTTCAGGCTGCTTAACCAAATCAACCTTCAAGCCGTTCCCACAATCACGGTAGTTATTGAGGCCGGTAATCTGGATAAGTCCACGTCCACGGTATAACCAGCCGTCGCCGGGAGCGTTGTTCCCCATTCGCTTGCTGTATACCAGGTTAGCGATAGCTCGCTGGCGCTCAATCGGTAATGTTCGCTCTTCAGGACGACGTCCAAGCGCGTTAGCTTGGTCAGCAGTGAGGCGTCCCGCACGGATGAAGTTAACCAGTCCAGCAATGCGATAGTTGAAGCTCTCCACCAGCAGAGTAAAACCAGCTGATTCGTGCCCTGCCTGAGCAATAAACATCGCCTGGTCTACCGGATTGGTGATACCGAACTCTTTCATCGCATCATTGATTGGCTGAAACCAGCGCGCACCTAACTCGGCGCTTAACCCAGCCGCCTTTTGAAATTGTGATTGGTTCATTAGTGCCTCAGTGCATCAATAAGGCGCGCCACGTTTCCCCGAGCCCAGAGAACAGCAGCACATATCAGGACGTTCACCAGCACCACAAACCAGTGCGATTCATGGTACAGGCCGAACAGGTAACGGAAAGGGACGCTGGCGTATACCAGCACCGTGAAATAAGCCATCAGCGATATCAGTGGGCGATGTCTCGCCCCACCGCGCTGGTAGAACATCAGTGCAATAACGATAACAGCAGAGATAATTGCGTTTGCCATCGCACTCGGATCACTTGTTACCATTGCTGGCCCCTCCACCACGTAAACGCGAGAGAATTCCAAA